TGGGTAGCAGTCCCTTCCTGCGACTTGTCGCGAACCATATGTCCCCTTCCCCCATAGTGGGCGCCTGGGGAGCTCGTAAGGCCTTCGGGAGTTGGCCTAGTCCCTCTTACAACACGATGAGTAACATCACTTCTAACGACACGCCACCCAAGGACTCCGGTGATGGCGGGTATACTAACGGTCCCCAGGCCTTCGTGGAGCCTGTGGATTTCTCCGTTCTTGGAGAGGAGCGCACGGTGGCAATGTTTGACGCAATCGGTGACGCGCTTGCTTCGGATTTTGTCATCTCCTGTGGATACAGAGGTGTGTACAGCGAGGCCCCGTCGCCCTGCTGGGGATGTGCAGACATCCAGCTACAGTGCCCGCGAGGGCATTGGGGCTGCACCTTTGCCTGGTGTTCAATGGAGTTGCCCGTGGATAAAGAACCCGCTCTTCCAGAGCGGCCTGAATCGTCTGGAGATTCAGGTAGGCTGCGGCCCCGTGGCAAACTCACCAGGAGTTTGCAGACTATTGGTTCTACTTTTGGAAGCTGGTGGAGAGACCTCGCTGACGAAAGTCCCGCCAATCTTGCTTTAGCTTGGTTTCAAGCTTACACGGGAGGTGCAGTTAAGGTAAACTTTGTGAGAAGTCTACCAACACAAAAGGAGGGTGGTGAGCCTTCCTCGGTGATGGGGATTCGTCTGGATGGCGATTCCAAGGCAGGCAGTTCCATAGTGATCTGTCCTGAACTAGTTGCTTCCTTGGCCTGTGTCCGCGCCTTTAGGGGTGTTGATGCAGGCTTGCTCCCTTCCCTGCGTTCACGCGCTAGGTTGTGGGCCAAGGAGCGTGAGATTAGCGACCTTGACCTGTCGCTCTTCATTTCGGGCTCGTGTACCTTTTCCGTCTTAGCGACGAGGTCCGAAGTTGCATCTTTTTCCCTTTTGGGAACTGATGCAGCACGTTGGACGAACACCACGTTTGGTTCCATGTCGCAAGGCAAGGTGTCATTTGCTGGTGTTCGCCTAGGCTTCTGGGAGTCCCTGACCCGAGCAACCAGGTGGACACGGCCGTCTGGTTTGCTACAACCCACGTGCGGTGGGTTTGATGTTCGACGTTAGGAAAGCTATGGAAGGAGCGAGGCAATCTGCGTTGGTTGGCACGGGCACGTGCCTCTCAAGGAGGGTTGTTCCCTAGAGCTCCCTCTAGACATGGCTTTCTGCGACGTCGAAGACAATAAGCGGTTCGAGTACCGCTGCCACACACCGAAGGTACCGGGGGTGTGGCAACCCCAAGTGCACAGGTCTTGCGCACACAATGCGGTTAGGGGTTTGCAACTCCGAACCCTAGGACTTAACCCTGCACCAGATGCCCAGGGATCTCTTGACTTTAGTACTGCTGCTCGCGAGCTTGTGAGAGTACTGAAGGGCCGCATAGAGACCCCCGAAGCATGGTCCTACAAACAAGTTGTCGCTTCCTATAGGGTTAATAGGTTGCGGACGCGATACGAGGCTGCAGAAGCTTCTTTGATCTTGGAGGGCCCAGCGGTTCGCCGTGACGCCAAGGTCTCAGCTTTTGTTAAGGGCGAGAAGTTGTCCAATTACAAGGTTCACAAGCCGCGGGTCATTATGGGACGTGACCCCAGATACAACCTTGAATTGGCCGCTTTTCTCAAGCCACTCGAGCATGCCGTCTACGCCGCCTTTAGGGGGTGGCGCCGCATGTTTACGCGGACTAGGTTGATTGGAAAAGGCCTGAGTGGAGAGCAGAGAGCATCATTGCTGAGGAGGAAGATGCTATCAACCCCGGATCTCGTCTGTTTCGAGGTTGATTGCAAGTCCTTTGAGAGCCATCTTGTTCTGGAGATGCTGAGGGAAGAACACGGGATTTACCGGGCGCTCATGCCGGACGATCGTTTGAAGGAACTGCTCTCTTGGCAGGAGGAGTTTTCTGGTCGTTTTAGGTCTGGTGTCAAATTCCGCGCCAAGGGTGTGCGTGCTTCTGGGGACTTCAACACCGGCCTGGGCAACACGTTGATAATGTGTTGTTTGGTGCTTGCTGTTGCCAGGAAGCTGAAGACCAAGTTTGATTTCTTGGCTGACGGGGACAACGCAGTAGTCTTTGTCAGGTCCACGGACCTTGCACTCTGGCGGCGAGAGCTGCCGAAAATCTTCCTTTCTCTGGGACACGAGGCTGAAATGGGCGAAGTCAGCAGTGAGGTTAGTGGCATTGTTTTTGGGCAGTCCAAGCCATTGTGCGTTAATGGCCGCTGGACTATGGTTAGGGACCCTCTCAAGGTCCTATCCAACGCTTTTGCAGGGCACCAGCACTACGGAGAAATCCGCGGTGGCAGGCGGGTGCTGAAGAGCGTTGCCTACTGCGAGGCAGTCATTAACCGGGGCGTGCCTGTTTTGCAGGCGTTCGCCCATGCTATGCTCGTGAGACTCAGATCTACGCCCTTTGTCCGCGAAGGGTTTGATCTGGGAAATTACGAGTATCAACGGATCGCTAGCCACAGCGATCGCTGGGCGCAGGCTAATTTTGAGGATATAGGCCTGTCAACCAGACTGCTCTTTGAAAAGTCTTGGGGATTCTCTGTTGAGGAGCAACTTCGTCTGGAGTCCTCTTTCAAGGTGGGTAGGTTGCCCGAGGATTGGTCTCAAACACCAATCTCGCGGGTGACGGCAACCTGCGACCCTTGGGAGTTGCCTCTGGATGAAGAAGCGGCTGGTTTTGTGGCTCGATACACGGACCAGCTGTAGGAACAGTTTGCGGGGGGGTATGGGTACCCCGGCTTTGGCTTGCCCACAGGTGGCCTACTACATGGTTGTATTAGCACCGGTTATGTGGGGTAGTGGCTTGAGAACCACTACGCGTTGCACTGAGCCATAACTAGCCTCCACTTCGCTTTTGACCACGACCTGGTAGAACGCTCTTTGTTCGACCTTGGGCTGATTGGCTGCTTCGCTACGGCGTCGTGAGGGCCGGCCTGGGGGACCCTACTTGTTCTCCGTTTGCCAAGGCTTCTGGAGAGTTGGGCATTGATACCGGTTCAA